CGGTTAACGGCTTCCTGCGCCGCTTGACCCGTCTGGAAGGAAGCCATCTGCGCGTCCCGCCCAAACTCGCCCGCCGCAAGCCGCTGCGCGAACTGCTGCGCCTGCGCTTGGTTGGCAAATTGCCCCGACTGAAGCGCAATCTGCGCGTTTTGAGCAATAGCGGCGTTCTGCGCCTGCTGCGCTTGCTGTCCCATCTCAAACTGCTGTCCCGCCAACGCAGCGCCGACTTGCGTTCCTGTCACAGCCTGACCAAACCGTTGCGCTTGTGCAGCCCGCGCCGCCTCGTCAACCGCCATCGCCTGCCCAAAGTTCTGCGCCATCGCTGCGTTCTGCGCGGCCTGCGCCTGCTGCCCGGTCTGGAAAGCCATCAACTGACCCTGCCGCCCGAACTCACCCGCCGCCATGCGCTGCTGGAAGTTCTGTTGCTGTGCCTGATTCGCCATCGCTTGCGCGGCCTGCGCCTGACCGAAGTTCTGCCCGATGGCCTGATTGCCCGCCGCCTGATTCTGCATCGCCGCTTGGAATGCCGCCAACTGCGCCTCGTTGCCGAACTGACCCGCCTGCGCCCGCTGCCCGAACGCCTGCTGCTGCGCTTGGTTCTCCGCAGACTGACGCGCAAGGGCGTTCTGGAAGTTCTGTTGCGCCGCCGCGTTCTGCGCTGCGGTGGCCTGCTGGCCCGCGCCAAAGCCCGCCAGAGCCGCTTGATTGGCAAACCCACCCAACGCCTGCGCCTCGCCCAAGCCCTGCTGACGCGCCGCCATATCAAGGCTCAAGCCCTGCAACGCCGCTTGCGTCCGCAAGTCGTTTTCCTGCTGCTGCTGCTCCGTGATGGCAGCGTTAAACGCCTCGCCGCCACGGACAAGACCCTGATTCGCCAACTGCGTTTCAAGTTGCGACCGCTGACGCTGCAACTGAGGGTCAAGGCGCGACATAATCGCCTGCTGCGCCGTCATACCGGCGTTTACGGGCATCGCGGCAAGGCGCGAGGTATCCAACTGCCCCTGCAGCCCCGGAGCCGTAGGCCCGCCCTGCATCGCCGCAGCAGCGCCCGGTGCGCGGGCAACATCGCCCACCCCCGTCAAATCGTACTGACCGCGAAGCGACGGAGCGCCTACGCCACCCTGCGCCGCGCCAAAGGCACCGCCACCCGGCCCGCCACCCGCCATGCCAAGCCCGGAAGCATCGAACGAGGACGCGCTAATACCAGAAGGGCCACCTTGCGCCATCCCGAACTGCCCCGGCGTAACATTGACTTGCGCCCCGCCAACGCCAGACAAATTCAATCCTTGCAGCGTTCCAGCCGCAGGGCCACCCTGCGCGGTGCCAAACTGACCCACGCCCGTTTGCACAGGGTTAAGGCCGGAAATATCTAGACCGCCGAACTGCACACCAGCAGGGCCGCCGCCCGCAAAGCCGTACTGCCCCGCCGTGGGGCCGAAGTTGACCGGCAGCGCGTTCACGCCCGCACGGGCCTGACCCATCGCGCCGAGATCGGGAGCCTCGCCAATGTCGCCGTACCCGCCGAAACTGAACTGCTGCGCCGGAAGCCCCTGCGGGGTGAAGTTGGTGCCGTAGATATCCGACACGCGCCCGATGGCCTGCTCACCGAGGCCGGACAGCGCACGCTCTACCCGCTGCTGCGCCTCTAGGGTCGCCTGCGCTTCGGGGGTTAGATACTGCTCAATCATGGGCGTATCCAAGTCCACCATTTCGGTAAACATATCGCGGGTCGGCATTACATCGCCCATGTACTCGCCGCCGCCGTATCCCTGATTAAACCGCTGCATCTGCCCCGGCCCCATGCCCGATGCATCAAGACGACCGCCGCCGAGAAGCATCGCGGTCGGAACCTGCGACCCAGTAGGCAGCGTGGTAAAGCCCTGCGAAAACTCCCGGTCATCGCCCAAGCCCAACGCCTCGCGCCGAGCAGCGGGCATCCCACCGGTTTTTGCGCCGCCGTACAAGCCCATCGGTTCAGGCGAAACGCCAAGATCGGTTCCACCGCCCATTTCCATGCGCTGACTGCCGCCACCGGGCTGCATCGCGCCACCGCCAATATCGACAGGGGCAGAGGGGGGCGGGGTGCCAGTAGCCGGTGCGCCGGTAGTCTGCGGCTGACGCGACCGCCAATTCGCCATCGCAGCGTCATACGCCGCACGATTGAACTGCGGACGCCCGAAGGTCACGCGCTGACCGCCAAGCGGGGTGATGACGTTAGGATTGGACAGCCGCGCAGTAAGACGCGCTGCCTCTAGGTTGGCGATGCCCTGCTGCTGTGCAGCACCCGCGTAATCAGGTGCCGGGGGAGGTGCCGGTGACTTTTTGCCCATATCTCGCGTCCAAGTAACGACACGCATCGCGTGTCATCGTCAACATCACAAAATCTCCATCGGGACGCGCATCCTTGATGCGACCTTCCTCGACGAAGCCCATTTTCTTGACTACCCGCAACGCTTTGGCGTTTCCGCTCGAAACAGGCGCGATGATTTTGCCAACGCCTGCAACATTGAACGGATAGTCAAAAATCGCTGCTAAATAGCGTGATGTGAGTCGGCCCGCGATGACGATATGACAGACAATGCTCGCGCCGCAGTATTCTTCGTAGATTACGCCCGCGACAATTTGCCCGTCACGCTCTAACCCTATCGCTTCCGACCTTTCCGCGAAATAGCCTCTGCCTAAAACCTCTGCAACCCACGCACCAACTGGTGCGCCCGTGATTATACGCCCGCCCATCCGGTTTGGAAAACCACATCGGTTGCCGCCCACTCAATCTGCAAGCCGGACGATGCCGACTTCAACTGAAGTGCGCCGCAATACCCAATGCCGGTAATCCCCTGCCATGAGTTAGTGATTTGCAAGTCCGATCCCCAAAGCGCCGAGTCCCACAGCCCAACGCCCCACGCGCCAAAGGCTGAACCCGAGTATGACAGCGCGGAACTGGTGTCCATCGTGTCAAAGTCGATGTTCATGCCCAACTGCACTTGCGGTTGCCCGTTGGTAAAGAGCGAGGGACGCGCACGGGTAAAGTATTTCTTAACGCCGCGACTGCCAAAGTAGTTAAAGGCTTGCAGACAGTTTCCGGTGATGTTTGACGAGCCATCGGTATAGCCGTCATCCCACGCCTTGCCGACAAACCCGGCACCGCCGAAGTAAGGATTCTCGTTGAAGATTTCCCAACAGAACGCCGACCAGCCCTTGAACTTGCACCACGAGGTCGTAATGGTGTTCATCACATACTGCTCTTGTTGCCCCGTGGCAACCGGCACGTTTACCCACACGGCGCTATTCTTCGGGGAATACACAATCTGCCACCCGAATGACGAGCCGTAATTGACCGTTGCAGCCGTGATAGCGCCTTGAATCTTGTTTGACAGCGCCACACGCGGGTCGAGGCGCGAGGACTGGAGCGACTGTGCAAGCGGCATCAGGCCGTCGTAGGTCAAAAGCAGCAGGTCGCCCGCGTACTTCAGCAGGCAACGATTGCCAATCGGCGCACCGAGTTTCCAGATACCCGCAAGCGCCCACGTTGCCGCGCTCGACGGGTCGGTGCCACGGTAAACGATGACCTCGCCCTCGCTCGTCACGAATACGAGGTTGTCATCAACGCCATATCCGGCGTCAATCGTCCAAGTGTCGAGGTCAACCAACACGCCGCCAAGTTTGGCGACCGAGGACAAATCAAGGACAGCCGCCGCGCCGCCTGCGCTAGAGGTCGGCAAGTACCACGCCTTCAGCGTGTTCTTTTCGATGAACCACACGCGATTCTTAAACAGCGTGACGTTAGAAAGGTTGGTCGTAGTGACGCCCGTGATCGCCGGGGACGATACGCCCGTGATTGCCGTCCAAGTCGTGCCGTTGTAGAGGCGCGGCGAGTCCACCCCGTTGACGGCGTACATGAAGTTGCCGCCCGATGTCGTGAAGTTCACATACTCCCACCGGGCATTGGACAGGCTCGACACCACCGCAGCGCCTACCGGCCCTTGCGTGGTCACATCGTAGATGGCATTCGGAGCCGTAGCAGCGGCAAACAAGCGGTTGGTCGTAGCGCCTGCGTAGTGCATCAGCGTTTCGACCTGACCGCCGAGGCCGGTCGCCCAAGACTCGTACCCGCCGCGCAGCACAACGCTCGACACGGTGGGGAAGAAGTTTTCCAGCGTCACCGCATCGGTTTCATCCATGTTCGCAAGCGAATCACGGGCGTTCCACCCGCCCACAGGGGCAGGCAGGGAAGCAACCGAGGCCGCATTACGCTGAATGAGTTGCCGACGCGCCATCAGTCAATCCCAAACCCGCTGTCAGGTAAATTGTCGTAACCGATCAGCACCGTACCCGG